AGATTGTTATAAATCATCTAAACAGATTGGATCAAAAGCTAAATTCTGCTAAGTTGAATGTAATAGAATTGCAGCGTGGGCGTGACGCCTTCTTTGCGGATCTAAAGGCAGAATTGGAAAGAGACGATTAATGGAAATGGATGCACTGTGGAGCATTGCCCTAACTGCTGGTTTAGGCTTAATGGGATGGCTGCTTCGCAGTGCATACGCTGAAGTTCAGCGCATTAGCATATTGCTAAATAAAACTCGCGAAGAAATGGCGCGGGAATATGTCACAAAAACTGATAGCTCTGCTGTAATGACGCAGATTGTGGCGCGATTTGATCGCATAGAGGAAAAAATAGATAGGCTGATGGAAAGATGATCTGTGCGCTGGCCGGTATAGCGGTTGGCGTTATCGTAGAGGGTCATGTGCTGTACAACGCTTGTATCTACAGATGCCCAAGCGGATTTTATTATCACTACCCATATGTTATAAGAATACCGTATAACTTTAAGTGTCCACCAGTTGCAAAGGTGGGCAAAGGTGCCTGATGATAGATCCAATCACAGCAATTGCTGGGGCCACACAAGCCTATAATATGGTGAAAAAGCTGGTTTACGCTGGGCGTGAGCTAGAAGACGTGGCTGGTCAGCTAGGCAAGTGGTATGGCGCTGCGGCAGATCTTGGTCGCGCAGAGCAGCAGCGTAAAAACCCGCCAATCTTCACTAAGCTTTTTTCATCTGGGTCTGTGGAGCAAGAAGCGCTTCAAATCATAATCCACCAGAAGAAGCTGGCTGAGCAAGAGAAAGACTTGCAGCAACTGCTAAACAATCGCTTTGGCTATGGCACTTGGCGTGAGATGGTGGAGCTACGGCGCAAGATTAAGAAAGAGCGTGAAGAGACGCTATATCGCCAGCAGGAGCGCAAAGCGGCATTCTTTGAAATGCTACTGCTGATATTACTGCTTGTGATGCTAGCGTCGATTATAGTAGGCGGCACATGGCTGACTGGGCTTGGCGCGGGGTGGTGGTAAATGGCTGACGGTGTAAGCGGGATAGGATCTGCTCCATTTAACGTGCAGTCGGACATACACCAGCAAACGCAGTCGCGTGAGCGCATAGAGGCGCATCTGGTGGAGCAAAGGGTAACAAAGGAACACAGGGCCAACCACGCGCATCTGGAGGCGCTGAGAGAGCAAAAGTTGGACTTAGGCAAGGCTTATGATAGGTTTGGCACTAAGACCACTGCTGACAGGCCGCAAGGCACAAACATCAACATAGAGGTTTAACATGGCTAATACCTTTGAGAAGATCCTGAAATACAAGCTTATGCCGCGTCTTATGATGCTGGTTATGACGGTGATGTATATACGCTGCATAGAATGGGCGCTTCAACAGCCTGATCTTAGTACGCAGCAGAGTGCGCTTATTAGTGTTGTTAGTGGCGCTATGACTGGTGCATTTGCGGTTTGGCTGGGATCGGAGAAATGATACAAGCATTTATAGGGCCAATAGCAAACCTTGCTGGATCATGGCTGCAAGGCAAGGCTGATAAAAATGCAGCAGAAGCCAAGCTAAAGCTAACTGAGGCAGAGGCCAAAGCTAAAATCATGCTGTCTGAAAAGACCAGCGTTGCCGATTGGGAGCGCATCATGGCTGAAGGCTCGCAGAACAGCTTTAAGGATGAATGGCTTGTGGGTTTGTTTTCTGTGCCACTGGTGCTTTCGTTCTGTGGTGAATGGGGGCGCACAGCCGTTGCAGAGGGGTTTGTGGCGCTGGAAGCCATGCCAGACTGGTATCAGTACACTTTAGGCGTTATAGTCGCTGCTAGCTTCGGAGTTCGCTCTGCAACAAAGTTCTTTAGGGGGAACAAATGACATTCAAGTTATCACAGCGCAGCCTTGATCGGCTAGAAGGCGTAGACAGCCGCATGGTGGCAGTTGTTAAGATGGCCATCAATCTAACCAAAACTGACTTTGGCGTTGTGCAGGGTGTGCGCACACTGGAGATGCAGAAAGCATTGGTTGCTAAGGGTGCTAGCCAAACCATGAAGAGCAAGCATCTGGATGGCCTTGCAGTCGATATAATGGCTTATATTTCGGGCAGGGGATCATGGGAGTTAAATCTTTATGATGATCTGGCTGACGCAATGGCAGAGGCAGCTAATTCACTTGGCATAAAAGTACGCTGGGGGGCTGCATGGCAGATCGACTGCATTGGCACATGGAAGAGCCAAGGTCGATCTATGGAAGATGCCATGAACGAATATGTGGATCTGCGAAGAAGTCAGGGTCGAAGGCCATTTATTGATGGCCCTCACTTTGAACTAATGATATGACGATTTGGGGTCAGCTTCGGCTGGCCTCACGAACCACCCAGAAATCTTAATATGCTGTCATCCATAGCCTGCTGCGTAAAATCGGCAGGCTTTATGCGTACCGTTTTGCCGGTTGGTTTGCCACGCAGTATAAACAAACGTATATCCATAGCTACATACGCAAATATTTGCGCATCACCATTGGCGCGTGTGAATGAGTAGTACAGTGGGCGGTTACGATCTGGACGTGGCCTGAAGGTTGTCTTGACTTGCAAAGTGACAAGCTCACCGCTGGCTGACTTAACCCAAAGGTCATCACCCTCCATATCTACCCGATGGCAGCGTATCCCGCGCTGCTCAAGTTCGGCTGCAACGAGAAACTCGCCTGCACGTCCGATACTGTTTCTGTTGGCCACATATAAAAATACCGCATAATCAATGATTTGACCACGCGGTATTTTGTATCGGTATATTTGGCGGGCAATCTATAAGCGGCGCTCATCCTTTGTGCTGATGCGATATAGCTGCTGGCCATGAATATAAGACGTTTTAACAATCCTGCGCCGGTCGCGTAGGGTCTTCAAGCCAAGGTCAATATGCGTCACGTCTTGCTCAATCATGCTGCATAAATCGCCCACAGATAACTCACCATGCCTCCGTAAGCACCGCTCAATTTCCTTGCGCAACGCTTCGATTGCCCAAGGTTTATGAGAGTAAGGGTGCATATCATCTCGCCCAATCATGCGGCGGTGCATCCTTGCGTTTTCTATGACGGCCATTTCTTTCCAGCGGTCTAATAGCGTCATCTGTTCATTCATAGGCGCTTCTCCAACATGCTGCACAGCGACATGATTTCCTCAGCGCGTTGCTTCATTGTGCGGCGCTCTGGATTGCGCCCAGCATCCATACGCATGATGTCTGCCTTGCGATTAATGGAGCGCACAATCATCAGCGGCGTTGGCTGATCTGGCCGCGTATCATCTTCATCAATATAATCGCCCACAGTTGAGCAGTTTTCGATCTTTGATAGATCCCATTTAGCCATCGTTATTCTCCTGTATCGGCTTGCGCTTGGGGCGCACGGTGTTTGTTTCTTCATGCTGAATGACACATTGCACAGGGCCATATAGATTGGCTTTGTGCTTTTCGATAAAGTCTGCACATTCATATGGCGATGAAAATACCATCAGGGCAACCCATGTTGTTTTTATCATTCCTGATCCTCCCCGCGCCAATTATGATCATCTTCATCTGAGCAATAAGGACACGGTTCTGTCCATGTTTCCCAAGATGCACTATCAGGCGTTTGCATAAAGCTGCGGCGCTCTATGCGGCCCGTACCTTCACATTCTCTGCAATAGCTCATTGGTACACACTCATATCAATGGACCACAGCGCCATAGATACGCGCTCTTGGTCGGCCTTCTGGCGCACCTCTGCTTTGCATATTCTGCCGTGACTGTGCATATGCTCCAGCACATTGCTTAACTTGCGGGTTTCCATATCGACTGCCTCGCTAATGTCTGATGTCTCGCAGTATGAAACCTGTGGGCTGCTCAGAAAAGCAATAATTTCATCAGCCAGTTCATCCCAAGTGCGCTCCCTTGGCGCTTCTTCAACTGGCTCAGGGCGCATATCGCCAAACATTTCCCTGAACATTTCCTTCGCAGGGCGAGCTTTTTCTACATAGGCGGCAACCCAAGGTGTGCGGTCTGAGTTATACTGCGTATTGCGCACTAAGATGCCGGTGCAGATGTCATCAATCTGAGCATCACATTGCTGAGATAAACGCGGCGAAACATGTACGCTTTCACCAGTATCAACGCGCACTCCAAATGTCGTGCCGTTGTCCATCATGTGAGTGATTACAAAATCATGTGTTGTTGCTAGGTTCATTGGTAAACTCCTGCAAAAAATAAACCGATAATTAGTATTCCGAAGATGCAGATAGCGCCTATGACATCCCCAAGGATGCCAAGGCTGTCTTCCATATCGCGCAACATGGCGCGGAGTTTTGTTATATTATTCATTTCATTTCCTTTCATTGGGTAGTAAATATATCATTATGCTATCCCTTGACAGTTTGCAAGCACTTATATATCAAAAATATAGCAAAGGAGAATTGCAATGGAATTACATCAGTTGTTGGTGCGCATAGACCCAGATTTAGTTGAGGCTATGAAGATCATAAAGAAAAAAGAGCGCCGCAGTATGGCGGGCATAGTAGAAGGCGCATTGCGGGATTACCTCGCAAAGCGTGGCATTCATGTGGAGCAACCAGCAGTAGATGGTTAATTCACGCGCAAAAGGCGCACAGTTCGAGCGCAGCATAGCCAATTACCTATGGGATAACCTTGGGATTAAATTTAAGCGTGATCTTGAGCAATACCGCGAAGGTGATCACGGTGATCTGGTGCCAGAAAAAGGCGTAAACTTTCCATTCGTTATAGAATGCAAGCGTTACAAATCTGGCGATGGAATGCGCCCAGACTGGTGGGGCCAAGCCAGTCGCGCCGCAAATCGCGCAGGCAAGCTGCCATGTGTTGTCTATAAGTTTGACCATCGTGACGTGCGTGTTGTCGTTCCTCTACACGCGGTCATGTACGAAGAAGAAGACAACGGCTTTGTCGCTGTCTTGGATTTAGAGGGATTTTGCTACTTGGTTAGGGAGATGATGAATGATTGATCCACGCATGTCCAACCACGCCTACCATGAGCGTGATGAAATCAGCAGCAGTGATGTCAAAGCCGCGTCTAAGTCATTAGCTCACTGGAAGGGCGCTGTACGCTCTGAAACGCCTGCTCTGGCGCTGGGAACAGCTTTTCACGAGCTAACCCTAGAGCCAAGCGAAGGGCGCGTTATACGCGGCCCAGAGACGCGCAGAGGTAAGGCGTGGAGTGAGGCCAAGGAAAAAGCAGAAGCTCAAGATAAGCTGCTGCTAACGCAAGGCGATTACGACATTTGTAATGCAATGGCAGAAAGTGCATTGCGCCACCCAAGGGTAGCCTCAATCGTGAGGCATCCCAGCGCAATGATAGAGCATAGCATATTTGTCACTTGCCCAGAAACAGGGCTAGGACTTCGCTGTAGGCCAGACTGCTATGTAAAAGAAGGTGGCCTGCTGCTGGATCTAAAAAGCACGTTAGACGCTGGGCCATCAGAACGTGAGTTCCAGCGGCACATTTGGTCATACAGTTATGATTTGCAAATGGCGTTCTACAGATATGTCCTTGCAATCGAAAAGCTGCCTGTGACACACTGCATATTCGCCGCAGTGGAAAAATCACCGCCATACGCTGTAGGGGTTCACGTCCTCAGCAATGGTGTATTGGATTATGCGCATCAACGAATGATGAATATTCTGCGGCGCATAAAGAAGGCTCAGGATGAGCAGTCATACCCGACTGATTGGCCTGAGGTTAATATAATTGAACTACCAGAATGGTTAAAAGCAAAGGAGCAATAAATGCAATATACCATCAAGAACGTTAAAGCGTTGTGGCCACGTATCAACAAAACCTACAAATATTCCGCTGAGGAACAAAGGTCAGTGCCATGTGATCCCAAAGATCCCAATGCGGCATATGAGATGTCAATCAAGATGACACGTGATCAGGCGAAGGTTTTGCTAGATGAAATGCGCAAAGCATATGCAACAAAGCGCAAACCAGAATGGCCAGAAGAGTTTAACATGCCATTCAAAAAGGATGGCGATGAAATCTTTATCGCTAAGGCCAAGCTCAAAGGCAATTACAACGGTGAGCTAACCAATGGCGTTGGTCAATACGATGCCAAAGGCAATAAGCTGGCAGATGACTTTATGCTGACCACAGACAGCACCGTAAACGTAGCAGTGACGTTCGTGCCATATAACATGCGCGATGCCGGTGTGTCGCTCAGGCTGCGGGCTGTGCAAGTCGTAGAGCATAAGCCACTAGAGCAAGCATCACCATTCGCAGCAATGGAAGGGTTTGTCAGCATTGCAGACACCATGCCAAAAGATGATCCATTCGGTTTGCCAGCGGCTACGCCAACAGCGGCTGTCATAGATGCACCAGCAAGCGGAACGTTTGATGATGAAATCCCGTTCTAAATAAAAGTAGGGCGCTGCGTGGGAGAGCGCAGCGCCCGTATAAGGAGCAGTATGAATATGGAGTTTATAATGGGAAACGGTAAAAAAGACAAGTATCCAGATGCAGAGTGGCACGTCTGGGGTGAGTTAATAGCCAATCAGCTTGGGCTGAAAAGGCATGGCAGTGAATATAAAGGACCATGCCCGAATTGCAACGGAAATGATCGCTTCTGGATCAAGGAATATAACGGCAATGTCAGCGTGAATTGCAGGCAATGTGGCGACTGGAAAGCAATACAAAAGAGATTGCTGGACATGGAGCTATGGCCAATCATGGAGGTAAGCGACTGGCCAAGCCTGCCAAGCGCAAAAAACCCGTTTAAGGATGAAACCCCAAAGCCTTACCATGAGCGCAAAGGAGTGCCGCTTATAGGCGCTCAGGAGCTAGACGGTAATATAGTCGTGCCGTTCTATCACCTAACAGATGGCAAGCTGCAAAAGGCAGGATCACAAAGGATCAGCCCAGATGGTGATAAGAAGTTTAACAAAGGCAGCAAAACGGAGAACGCATTTGCTGTTATAGGAGGCTCCGCTGAGGGGCTTACCTATATTGCAGAGGGTTGGGCCACAGCGGTATCAGTCCACATAAGCACCAACAGGCCATGTATATACGCGCTGAGTAGCGGTAATCTACCAAAGGTGGCAGCTATCCTCCAAGAAGCCAAACCCAATGCCACGTTTGTCATAGCCGCAGATAATGATAGCGCAGGCATAGATGCAGCGAATAAAACTGGAATGCCATATAGAGCGCCCCGCAGAAAAGGCGACGATTGGAATGACGTTATGCTGCGCGATGGCAGACCAGCAGTGGCCGCTGAATTGCAGAAGGTGCGCAAGAAGAAGGAACTATTCGTTCCGCTGGGGGATCTGGAGTTTAAAGCGCCAGAGTGGATCATAGATGGGCTACTAGAGAAGAATACATTTGCGGTATGCTTTGGCGCTCCAGCGGCAGGAAAAACGTTTCTCACGATAGATATGGCGCTCTGCATAGCTGCACAGAAGGAATTTCACGGTCACGCAGTGGATGGCGGGCCAGTATTCTATATTGCCGGTGAGGGCCACAATGGTTTCGCCAGACGTGCCGCAGCATGGGCATCAGAGAATGACGTCAGCCTCAAGGGGCTACCCTTCTTTAAATCAAGCCGATCCATTGTGCTGACGGATGAAGAGCATGTGCAAGAGCTACGCAGCGTAGTGGATAGCATGGTGGAAGAGCATGGCGAACCAGCGCTAATCGTGATCGACACACTAGCAAGAGCAATGGGCGCAGCAGACGAAAATAGCACCCAGCAGATGGGCGCAATGATTAGGGCGGTCGATGATATGCGGGATGATTATTCCTGCACTGTGCTGGCAGTACATCACACAGGACACGGTAATAAGGATCGCGCTAGGGGTAGCTCTGCGCTTCTGGGGGCCGTCGATTGCGAATTTATGGTGGAGAAATGGGGCGACGATCAGATCGCTAAGGTGGAAGTTAAGTGGACAAAAATGAAAGACGCCATGATACCTGAGCCGAAAAACTTCATTCACGTAGAGAAAGAATTGATGGGCGCTGATGGCAATCCTGCAAAGTCAGTGGCGCTTTTGGAGATCCAAGATAGCCGCAGAAGCATGTCAAAAGAAGATCGTGCTGAAGATGTCGTGAAGGACGAATATCACAAAATTGTGGAAAATTTCGGTGAAAATTGGGTGTCCAGACGTGTCCTAAAAGAGGCTGTCTCGATAGAGCTAGGTGTGTCTCAAAGGACAGCCGATAGACATATCAAGAGGTTGGTGGATGTCCAACAATTTCTCATAGATAACAATAAGTTGTGCAAAGGTTGGACATGAAGGACAAGCAGTTTGGACAAGTGTCCAACCATTTGGTCATCTTTGGACAGACAGGACACACCCCTAAGGGGTGTCCAAATGTCCAAGACTGGGATTTTGACTTATGACGTTTGAAGAGAAAGTTAATTCGATTTCATGCTTGGAGGAGCTAGAAGGCTTCGCCAATCGCAGAAAAGTGTTGGGCGTGGATTTACCCAAGTGGAGCGAAGAAGAACGTCAGATCATCCTGATGCGGAAATATGAACTGCAAAGAAATAATGTAGGGCCGCAGAAAAAATAATTAAAAAAGTGATTGCATTATGATTTCGGCGTGATATAAACGAAATGAGCGAGACAGGGCTGCAACCCATAATCTCGCTCTAACTCAAATGGTGAGGTGGTTATACCATCTTG